AAATTCTTACTGACGCATCCATTATTGCACCCGCTCAATCGCTATCATTTCCAGCGTCCGCTTTCTTGCATCGACATCTATTACATCTCTAATATCAAATACGCGGGAGTCATAACTGATGCGATGTTTCGGCGTAATGCCCGATTGATACCGAATCCGAAATTTATGGGTAACATCCGCATGGACGCTTTTTGCGGTAAAATATTCTCTGCCGCTTATCGGAATAACATCAGCCCAATAGGTACCTGTCGTAGTACCTACAGTTAATTCCACGCCCGCTTCTGTTGTTAACGTAACACCGGCCTCAGTCGCTAATAACGCGCCCTGATAAGCACTCCATGTTTCCGCAGGTTCACCATAAGCGTCCCGCGTTTCCATCACGGCTTCGATGGTAATACGCTTGCGTAGTCTGCCGGCTCTCATAATACTGCCACCTGATACGCCCTTAATAATGTTTCAATCGTCATCGGCAAATCACTTACTGACGTGCCGACAATCACCTGCTCCCTGTTTTCGTATAAATGCCCAATGAGTAATTTCATACCCTGAATTATCTGTTCTGGGATATCAGATACAGCCGAACCGTAGCCCGCGATAAACGTAATCTTGACCGCGTTTGCAACTGCGCGGGTGGATGGGAAGCTCTGTTGATACGCTAATATTATCTTGCCGGGGTCGGCATACGCATCAACTGTATAGACAGACGATGCAAGCGTTTGAGTAACTCCATCGGTATCAACATATGTTATCGCGCTTACCGATTGTATCGGAGCTTTCGGCATTGAAATGCCAACGGACGGGAACGCGTCAAGATACAAATCCCAAGTCTGAGTTATAAGCGCGCGGCGCAAAAAGTTTTCCGCATATACACGCGCCGCTTTTACAATCGCATCTATATACGCATCATCGTCAGATGTATCTATCCGCAAATGCGTTTTTGCATCCGCTGTAGATATAGGCTCAATCGCAGGCGCGGTATTTAAAACAAGTGACATTATTTACCCTTTTTTGCCGGAGCCTTTTTTGCCGCTTTCGCAGGAGGAGCCTTTGCATATTCGGCGTACCCGCCGTCAACCAGCCCTTTCGCTTCATCGTCAGGCAATTCGATAACGCATCCGGGGCCGCAATTACCACGCGGCCCGGCGTAGATTGTTTTAAGTTTCACTTCAACCATTTCAAAATCCTTTCTTTAAAAAAGAGGGGGCGGTTAAGCCCCCTCAATTAATCGTTAAACGGGAGCTTTTATAGGCGCACCGCGTACAATAACAGCACCGTAAACCGCGCCGGTAGTCGTACCGGATACAGTAGACACAACGCGCACATATCGCTTGATGCCGATATATCCTACGCGCTGAATTACGTTACTGGCAATCGCCGCGAACGACCCCACAAGATCAGCAGTCGCTACGTCCGTAAACGTAGAGTTATCTGCCGACTCCTGAAGTTTCGGCGTATGTGTGCCGTCCGTGCGGGTGCCGGGATGTACTACAGCCATTACACCGTTATACCCGGAGAGATCAACCCCTGTACCGTTTTTTGTAGCAGTTATTGCCGCAGGAGCTATGCTCTGAACGACATCGACATTGTTTTTTATATCCATGTTTTCTCCTTTCGTAAAAGCGGGGGCATATTGCCCCCATTATTGGTTAATTGGTTTTGAGTCTTGCGAACGCCGCTTCGAGAACCGGCATTCCATCGGTCTCTTTCCGGCCGATGTAGCCGTGCTGGTTATTCGCCGCGTAGAGTTCGTTCAGCACCTGCACCTCCATGTTGAGCGAATCGGCAATATGGTAGTAAGAAAAATCGCCAAACATCCCGACATAAAGACCGGTCGTAAATGTATTCGGTACATACTCGGATTCGTTAATCGGATGATTAAGGAGCCGGTCGGGATCACCCGCCGCCAGTCCAACCTGCCAGAGATACTGGTTGTTTGAGTCTTTCAATTTAGAAACAATTTTTATACCGTCTCTATGGAAGAGCCATTCAGCCGCCCGGCGATACGCGGCAGTAAGAGCGTACTTTGCATCGCGCAATGCATCGGCAGTAATAGAAGTCGTACTGCCGGAGCTGGTATCACGGCTGATAGAGATACCATTTGCTGAAGCTGTGAACAGGCCAAGCGGCTGTTTTGCGCCGTTGCCTGATATGAATCCCTTCTCTTCCGACACTGCGAATTTATACGCAAGCCGGTCGCGCACTATCGAATCGATCGCAGTCGCGGCGGAACGAACGAGCTTCCGTGAAACTTTTATGAGTTTGGAAAGCGCGTGCGGATTCAATTCCCTGTTTCCAAAACTCATTGTGGAATCCTCGGTGACTGTACCGATTTCTGCCGTCCAGTCGGCATCCGCCGGGTCGGCTTCAAGAGTCGGTACACCAAGCGATCCTTTAACACCAGAAATTACAGTAGCCTTCTGTCTGATAAACACAAGATTGTCGAGAGCTTTGAGAAGCCCCGTGGCAAATTCTTTCGGAACGGTGTACCCGCCAGCAGTGTCAACATCAGTCTGCAAAGCCGCAAACAACGCGGCACCGTCACCGCCCGGCTTCCCGTTCACTAACAAATGACGAAATGCGCCCATGAGTTTTTCGGCATCTTTCGATTCCGGCTTTTTGGCATCGCCCGCAATCTGCTTTGCAATAACAGTCTGCGCAACCTCCCGCTCAAGATTAGCGAGACTTTCAGCCTGTGTTATTCTGTCTTTCAGTTCGGCCTGATCGGTCATAGCCTTGTCGTAATTAGTCTGCTCTTCGGCTGTAAGAGCGCGACCTTCGCTTTCGGCCTTTTCGAGTATCACCCGCGCTTGGGCAATAGTTTTGCCGCGCTGGTCTCTCAGTTCCTTTGTATCCATGTTTTCTCCTTTGTTAAAAATTATTACCGTTAGTTAATCCATGCGTTCCACTGAACGCTTTAAAAAGATTGAAACGCTCCATTGAGTTTTCAATCATCTAACTCTGCCATTGCAAGTTTCTGTTTCAATATCGAAAGGGGCAGACCGTTAACCGAAGATTCTTTTATCAATGAATCGGCAAGTTTTGCTTCATCAATATGAATTTCAGTGACCGGGTATTTCGCCAGCACTTCGGGGACGTGCTTGTAACCGAACGCTTTCAGTTTTTCTGCGCTTGCGGCCATGCGAGACGATGTACCGGTAACAGCAGTTGCAAATCCCGCGTCAACAGCTTCCTGAGCCGTGTACCACGTTTCAGCCGTCATAGCGGCCGCTATATCCGATTCGGAAAGCGCGCTCCGCGTTTGATATGTTGCTACTATTCCGGCCTTTGCTTTATCCATCATATCGGCCTCGGTGCGCAGATCGACCGCGCTACCCATAACGACCGTCCACGGGTCGTGAATCATCATCAGCGCATTTTCCGCAATGCTTATCGTGTCGCCTGCCATAGCGATTACCGAAGCGATGGAAAGAGCCATACCGTCAACCTCAACATTTATAGTTGCCGGATGTTTGACAAGTGAGTTATAAATAGCTACTCCATCAAATACCTGCCCGCCCGGAGAATTGATGCGAACGGTGATATTTTTAACACCTTTCAGTTTGTTTAAATCTTCAGCAAACGCTTTTGCGCTTACGCCCGTACCCGTCCACGGGTCAAACCCGACAGGCTCATAAATCAGTATTTCAGCGGTATCAGCCGCCGCCAGCATTTCATATCCCTTGCCAGTAATTTTTTTCATATCGCCTCCTATCCGGCCAACGCCAGCATTTCAGTAATGTTATTTAATTTATTATCGTAATTAGTAACAACCTCCATCGTTGCAACCATGATCGTTGCAGCGTTAATCGTGGATGTTTTGAGCTGTCCATTTTTAGCGGCGTCGTCAAATAGTGTTTGATTATCGATAACCTTTTTTGCGAAAAAGAAATCCGCTGATATCGAACCGAGCTTGCCGGAGACCGCGTCAATATCTTCCGAAGTTTTAGGCGCTAATATCAAGAAATTTCCGCTGCCACTATATTTAGAAAAAACAGCCATGGGATCATCGTTTACGAGAGTTGTTTTTTTCAGTGATGCTTTTTGCGTCGGCAATGCGCGTAAAACCTTTTCGGCAGATTCCCCGTTTTTCAGAAGGTCGAAAAGAGGCGTGGCTTCCGGGTCTTTCTGTTTTATGGAAAAATGTTTGAGGTAGAAAAAACTATAAAAGAAATCCGCGCCGTCTGTTGCATTTATCGAAACAACCTTATCGAACGTCTCCTGCGAGCCAACCCAGTCGAACCCTTTTAATGCGGCCTTATCCGAACCTGATAGATTCTGGATAAACGACAAAAGGATGAAAGATGTCTCATCGAACAGATTTACAATATGTTCTTTCGGTGGCTTCTTCGCAAGAAATAGTGCGGCGGTTCCATTGTCGGCAAACGGCTCGACAATCCGCGTATATTTCGGCGCGTGTTCAAAAATAGTTTTTGCGATTCCGAGCGATTTATATCCCATCAGCCCCGCCCAATTCCAATAACGCCGCAAAACGTGCGACTTCGTTAATGTCAGTCAATACCGCATCCGCCCTCACTCGATCAAAATATTCCTTAACAATATCCCCCCGCAAAGCCAGCGCATCCGCTACGAGACCGATGTGTTTTGCGTAAAAATCTTTCAGCCAGCCGACAAGCTCTATTCCGTCTAAGCGGGCGCGGGCGGCATTTACTGCTTTGGATTCCTTTGTTGCCAATAGCGCGGCGGCGTTTTTAAGGGCTTTCGCGCCTCGGCTTTTTGTAACTGGGGCGGCAAACTCAAGAGCGGGAATCTCGCTCGAAGGTTTAAATATCGCATTACCTTCGGGTATCGGCTCCAGCCCTAGTTCTGCGCGCTTTTCGTTAACCGTCATTACATCGGAGTCAAGAGGTTGTTTTGCTCCGAGCGCATCGGCTGACTGCATGTTAAGCGGGATCAGATATACATCGCCACCATTAATCGGATTCATATTTTCCTTTTTTCTGATATCGTTCGCAGAAAGCCAACCATCATTTCGTCCTTTAGAATAAGCTTCATATCGGCTTTTTACATCGCCGCGCAAAAGACCATCCACAACAAACGCAACAAATAAAGTTGCGCGCTGTTTTTCTGTTAAAATATCGCGCCTCAAAGCCTGCTCGATTCGTACAAGCCATGGTCTGATTGTATGCACTACGAAATCAATCGACTGTTGCTCTATGTTTGAAAAAGCGGACTTCGTTAAATCGCCTATCATGTGCGGCGGGACTCGGAATATTCGCGCAATATCCGCAACCTGAAATCCGCGCAATTCTAAAAACTGCGAATCTTTATTACTGATACCAATTTCTTTGTAAGTTATTCCCTGCTCTAATACTGCGGTTTTATGTTTATTTACGCCTGCCTGCGCGGCTTGCCACGATTCTTTAAATCTTTCAATCGATTCTTTATCTTTAAATGTTCCGGGATGTAAAAGAATCCCGCCCGGCTTCGCATCGTTTTTGAAAAACCGACCGGCGTATTTTTCAACCGCCATGCTCAACCCGATTGTTTCAGCGGCCTGCGTGATGCGACTTTCGCCTACGATTCCATCTGATGAAAAATCGCGCCAATGAAGCATTTCATTCTGCAATATCACACGTGCGCCACCGGTTGCGGGTTGGTAATAATATGCTATCCGTCCGTCAGGCGCACGGAATGGGCGTACTCTATCCGGGTTCAGTGGTATCAATTCCGATACCCCGCGCCCCGGCGTTGAGAATATTTCAGCATACGCATTGCCCCGTAATACCATATGACCCACCATCATTTCGCGGAACTCAAACGACGTTTGCCAACGGTTCGGCTGGTCATGTAGCAATGTATAGAGTGGCAAATCGAATGCCCGCGCCTTGCCGCCGCCTTTTGTTCTGCGATATAAAAACAACGGCAAACTCGCAATCGTCTCAGATATAACCCGCACCGCCGCCATGACCGCCGTGCATTTCATGGCATTATCTGGCGTTACGGATTCGCCGGATTCAGTTTCATCACCGCCGAACCAGCTTGCTATTAGCGGGTCTTTCGCCGTGCGCGAACCCCACTTTTCAGCATTGAATAATTTAAAAACGCTCATTGACTTCCCCGCATGCCGACGATAATGAAAAAGAATCCTGGCACTATCAATGCCGCAGGCTCATAAATCAAAAACGAACCGGCCGATAACAAACCAAGCCCGACGAGAAAAAGCAGGTCGTACCCATCTATATTATTTTTCATACCGTCAATATTCCTCGCTCCGCGTAAGCATCTTGCTCTTCTTTCGGCTGTACCATCGCCCTACCCAGAGCCATTATCATTGCAACAACACCATCTATTTTTTCCGCGCTGGACGGTTTGTCTGGTTTCATATTCCCTGCCGGGTCGAGTTTCACACTGATATTGCTCATCATCCATCGCAATACAGGATTCCCGTTGTGATGAATCTCTTTTGCGAGTATCAATTTTTCCAGCTCCTTCGTCGGTGCGGCCATACTGTAAAACCCCTGCCCGAACGGAACCATCGTTAATCCTTCATCTGCAAGGTCAACAGATAATTGACCTGCAAACATCCGGTCAAACGCTATCTCTTGAATTTCATATTCACCAGCAAGGTCGATTATGTGTTGATATATATGGTTATAATCCGTTGTATTGCCCGGCGTAGTATGTATATATCCCTGCTCTATCCAGCGGTCATACGGGACGCGGGATTCTTTTATGCGGTCATAAATATTATCTTCCGGCATCCAGAAAAACGGCTTAACATCAAACCCGTTATCGTTCGGGAATAAAAGAGTCAGGGCAGACAAATCTTTATTACTGCCAAGATCAAGCCCACCGAAACACACACGCGGTAAATTATAATCTGCCGTTTCGACTTTGCAGTTATCCCAAACCTGAATGTCAATCCAGCGGACTTCCTGCTCTGTCCATTCCGAAAGATGTTTATTTCTAAATGCGTTTTGCGCGGCCGGGATGTTTTCAGCTTTTCGCGCCTTGCGCCGTAAATCTTCCAGCTTCACCGAAACGCCAAGATTCGGGTTCGCTTTTATCCATACCGCTTCATCGCGCCAGTCGTCGCCTTCGTCAATCGTGGCGATGAAAACAAAATAAGAATCGTCGTCTATAATTCCCTCAAGAATTTTTTGACCGTATTCTCTCTGTTCTAAACAGACGTTATGCTTACCATGCCCCGCAGTCGTAATTGCAAGGATCATCGGCTGGCGGCGTGAACCCGTTGCCGTCTCTATGACATCCCAGATTTCACGGCTCTTATGCGCATGGAGTTCGTCAATTATTGCCCCGTGTATATTTAGACCGTCCATTGAATTCGAGTCAGATGAAAGCGGCTCGAACTTTGACGCGGTATCCGCAATGTGCAAATTGAACCGAAAAACATTTATGCGCGATTTCAAAGCCGGGGATGATTTAACCATCCTTTCAGCTTCGCTGTGAGTTATCCGCGCCTGCTCTTTTTTTGTGGCCGCTGAGTAAACCTCCGCGCCCGCTTCGCCGTCCGCGAAAAATAAATACAATCCGATACCGGCAAGAAATGTTGATTTACCGTTTTTGCGCGCAAGCTCTTGATACGCGATTCGGAACCGCCGAAGCCCATCCATTTTATACCAACCAAACAGATTCCATAAAATAAATTCCTGCCACGGCGAAAGATTAAAAAATTGGCCAGCCCATTCGCCCTTCGAGTGCTTCAAAAACTGAAAGAAATTTATCGCATGTTGAGCCTTATCTTCATTGAAAACAAGCGCGCGTTTTTTAGCTGTTTTGACATCATGGAAATATCGCGTAACTGCGAGCTTGACCCACTTGCACGCAACTATCCGACCAGCGCGGACATCTTCCGCGTACTGAATAGCCGGATGGTTATTTTTTCGCGCCATTTAAAAACGCCTCCATTGGGTCTTTTTTGTCTTTAGGAATTACGCTTATCCGTGTCCGGCTGGAAGGATCAAGGCCGAACGAAGCCGCAAGACCGCGAAGCTGTGCTAGCATATTCCCGGTAGGCACGTTCCCGCGCTTGAATTCTTTCCGGCAATGAGCCGCAAGGTTGCAATACATCTCAAGCGCAGTTCTATCCACCTCAGTCAATACACCAGCCGCTAACAACCGAGGTGCTATAAATTTCCATTCTTTTAATGCTTCACCCTTCATCCCCTTGGGCGGTTCAACCGAGGCCGCCGTGAATTCAGGTTCAGACTTCCGCTTTTCCATGCGCGCATTTCGCCCCGTCCCATGTAGCACATGAAGTTTCGTTGCCTTCGGTGGTCTACCTGCCATTTTCCTATAATCTCCAGATGTTCATTTTGGCTTTGTGTACAGAACCTTTATCGTTCGCCTCTTTCATCGCCAGAATACAGAGATTGCACCCGGCATACCCATATTCGACCGCCATTACGTTGTTTCTCGCTACTTCTACGCGCATCTCCTACACTACCGTAACACTCGTCTCCAATATCACGGGGTTTCATCGTAATTCATTACCACTACCGTGACACTTTCCTTTTTTGCGCCATGTGCTACCCTCTTCGCCGGATTTACGGCTGTGGCATGGAGCGCATAAGCTCTGTAGATTCATATCGTCTAAATCCGCGCCTCCGTGCCGAATCGGTACGATGTGATCAACTGTATCAGCAGACGTGATTATCCCTCTGCGTCCGCAACTGCGGCATAACGGCTCTCTTGTGAGGTGATATTGCCTCACTTTACGCCATTTACTCGATGAATAGAACATATCGTTACGTGCGGGGTCTGCCCTACGTTCTTTATTGTAACGATTCATTACTTCTTTTTTATGTTTCTCGCAGTATCGCTCATGCGTCAAAGCCGGGCATCCAAAATATCTACACGGTCTCGCTAATGCTCTCGCCATTATTTTTTCCCCAACCCCTTCACGACGTGCGCCAAGAAATAAAACGCCAAGATGATACTAAACGGCTCGTTCACGTTCTCGGATATGACGTTAAATACGTATTTCGCCAGATCGTCTCCGTGCCATGCCTTCGCTATCACGCCTACGATTATCAGTAAACACCACAAACTCGTTACTATCAGAGCGATTATCCGCCGTGCGATGCTTTGATATTGTGTAGCTTTAACGTATTCGAGCGTCCAATCGAGTACTTTTTTTTGCGCATCGGACTTCTCTTCATCCGTGAATATCGCTTTATCCACGCCCGCCGACACTTTGTCGATAACATTGTTTACGTTACCGCCCGTTATCCAGCTCCAGATTCCCATTTCAATAACTCCACATCGCCGATTGTTTACTAGTGTCAACGTCAATATGGAGGAAGTACGGCTGTCCATGCCGAGCTGATACGCCAATTCGCTCAAATCCCGCCTGTAATGCGGACACAACGTATAAAAGCATCGCTCCCGCACTGGAGACTTTCAGATCAACCGCATAACCGCCAAGATGTGAGCTGGTCGGGCTTCCCCCAACAGCCTTATTGTGTTCGGGGCAACGGATTCCGCTATTGATTACCAGCCCTTGCTCACTACCTCCCGCAAGCATAACTGATTGATTTAAGATATCGCGCATGGCTTCAAGCCTCTCTACCAATCTCACATCCGGCTCAACAACCGCTACGCAGTCCGGCTCATTACATTTGCACGCAAATTCTGAATTTTTAAAATGTTCGCTCATCGCTTAAACCTGAAACAAATAACTGAGAACACCCACGCTGGCACGACTTTGCCCCGCTGGAATATCGCTATCGGTATCCGCGCAAGGAATTTCGCGCCGTGAGAATTCGGGCACATCTTCTGAATCTGGGTTATCGGGTTAGCATTCATGTCAAATACAGCGTCAACAGAAGCCCGCATCGCGTCCACGCCGGGCGGGAAAGGCTTTTCGGGGAGTAGAATTATAAAAGCTGGCTCGACTGTATAAATGCGGATATCTCCGGGGTCGGCGTATGCCATTGAAAACAATGAGCATAGCAATATTACCGCGCACAAAGCCGATTTCATGCCACGATTTAACCACAAATGTAATGTTTCGTCAACCAAAAATTTCATTTCGTTACATCGGTTTAATAAATCATTACTGAATAAATACCGCACCGGCATTGTAGCGGAAATGCCTCACGTCAATAATGTGTTGATATTAGCGGGCTTCGTGAATGTTTGGGATTATGAGCAGTTTGGCACGGAGTGTGCAATATATAAGTGTATGATTAACAATTTGAAAGAGGAAAAGAAGATGACAAAAATAACAGAAGCTGTAATAGCGAATATAGAGACGGCAAAGGAAACATTCATCGCGGCACTCAAACCGATGCTTCACACATCAGTGATTGAAGCGAAAACGGACATTCAGCGGGCAATGCGGACTATTGAAGAGATCGCAAGAGTGGCTAAAACAACAGCAAAAGGACTCGACTACTAACTGACAAGACATTTCAGCCAGGAAGGAAGGAATAAGATGAAAACTTTGAATTATCGACATTCGCTCGAAACAATGAGAGGTGAGATAAAAAGTCGAACTGAAGGGAAGGAAGAAATCATGTTTTTCGCACAGGCTGGTAAGCACGTATTTAATATCATCGAAAAATACGACGACTTCGCAGACGCAAAACGAACGTGCGGCGTGTTTTATAACGAAACAGACCTGGCAGAATACATCAATTCACTCTAAAAAAAGGGGCTTAAGGTGAAACGAATTAGTTGCAATCTCGGCGAAACAGTATTACATAATCAGATTCATAATTCATTTGTAATTACCCGCAAATCTCTTGACGACGTAGTATGTGCGATGGAAGTGTTCGGCACGGAGCGTGCAATATATAATGGCATGATTAACAATTCAAAAGAGGGAAAGAAAATGGATAAAATGCAGGGGCACATCAAATCGGCTATTAAGCATCTGACCGAAGCGAAAAGAGGGTTAAAACATGCTGATTGGGAGACTAAGAAGATTATACGCGAAGCATTAGCGAATGCTAATCATGCGTTAATCGCTGTCGAAGTCGATATACAAACGAAAGCCGATGACATCTAATAATCTCGACAAGGCAATCCGCAAGCTGGCCGCTTCGGCGCGAGGGTCGTTCCGCATCGAGGTCGAATCGTACCCGGACGGCTGGATAGTCTGCATGGAAACGTATGAAGCAGGACTACATCAGTATAAATCTGTAATCGTGAAAAGGGAGGAGAAATGAAACTCTACAATCGAACGAAATGTCCGGATGAACTTTTGGAATCAATCATCAAGAAAGCGGCAAAACATCTGAGAGTCAAAACAACGGGGAAAGGCTATACATCTCATTATTTGGGCGGTGGAACGGTTACATGGCCACCGCTTACCGTGATTGTCAATAGCAGTCGTAAAATCAGCGGGGTGGCTTATGAAGCCGGTGAATACCTGCTGGTCAAAGAACTCAATCGGGGGTTGCGCCTCCAGACAGGCAATCCAGTCATTGTAATCCGGATGCCTGATAGAGAACCCGTGAGCTGGTGGTACACCGATGCACGGATAGACGCTAATAAACGCCTGTCTGACAATGAGAAAGCCACCGAAAAACAGCGCATGGCGAAATGGCGGATTGACTACCCGTTAAACAGAGCGGAATACTTTATTGATGTGATGATTCACGAACTTGCTCACGTCAAGCAGTATCAGGAAAAAGCGAAATTCAAAGAACACAGAACCGCTTCCGGCAGGCAAATAAAATGGGCGGCGCGGCCGGTCGAGATTGATGCCGAAGATCGTAAGGATAAGATTCTGGAACGTACTAACTGGGATGATGCAATTCTCGAACTGGCTGAATATCTCGAAAGCACTTGGAACCGGAAAGCCAATATCAATTAGCAGAAAAAGGGAGGAAAAATGAAAATCTCAAAAGCACCGTGGAAAATTGTGTATGAGGATAAAAATACAGCACCTTTAAAAGATGCTAATGGAAAAACGATTAACAGATTATACATAGATACAAAAGAACATATAGCAAATGCGACTTTGATTGTAAATGCCCCTGAATTGTTGGATGCTTGTAAATCGGTTATTTGTTCTCCCATTATGCCATATTTTATATCGCTCATAATATCACCTTCGCTTTCGATAAATGCTTTAATCGTTTATGCCATTTAGCGTTATCGCTGTTGAATTTCTCAAGCTCTTCGGGAGTCCTCGAACGCTTTTCCGGCAACTCCCGCTTGCGCCGTTCGGCCTCCATCGCTTCGATATAGCGTATCTGCATTGGGATAGCCACTTTTTTAACCATCGCACCGAAACTGCCCTTATCCGGTGTGAGATAGTACCGGATATCATCATCGTACTGATGCTCGATGATGTATTGCACGGCCTTAAAATACACCACTGGGAACAATCCCTTAACGATGTCATACCAAACCCCTTGCGTTATCTCATCCGGGGGCTCCTTCGGGCGCAGGTTCGCCGCCCACTTCGCCAACCCTATCCGAAATTCGGCTTTAGAGAGTCGCTGAACAGTCATCATTTCACATCCTCGCTTAATTCTACGGGTGCTGGAAAGGTTTTTGGGGGGGTGGGTATAGCAATCCCTACTCCATGCCCAGGATTACCGTTAAATCGCTCAATTTTATCCGGCGTTACATCAACCACGACCGGCGAACCGCCCAAAATCTTCTCCGCTACGCTTTGCTTACGAGCCGCGTCTGGTTCCCCAACATAACTTGCAAAATGTTTTTTACAGAAAAGAGTTTCGGGGCGAAGAAATGGAGCCATTTTCCGGTCATCGCCCCATTGTGCCACTTTGCGATTAATTACAATTAAAAAATCCTGCAAAATAAACCCTTCCGCCAGCCGAGCTATTATTTTTTTCCGGGTATCTTCGGTCGATGCCCGATAATGGCTCCCTGATTTTGCGTTTAAATGCAAAATGATTTGTGAAACTATTTCTGCTTGTTGGCTTAAAGAAGATTTATCTTTTAAAGACTTCTTAGATTCTTTTTTAAGAATTATATCTTTACCCTTAACCTTACCCGTTCCCTTTCCCTTTCCCGGAGCCATTCCATACCCATTAGAATGGGTATCCATACCCATTAGATACCCATTAGATACCCTTTCAATATCAGGATATTTTTTCATAAACTCTTGATAAAATGGATGTTCGGCGTACCTTCGCACCGCTTTAAAAACACCCTTTGCCTGCTTTTCTGATATGTTTTCGGTCTTTAAATACTGGTGTTTTACATGATTTATGACCCAAACAAGAGAAATGTCAGGATCAAACATGATTTTGTTTTGCTCTACTAAATACTGCAAAGCGGTTAAGATTTTCGGTTCAGGGATACCTAATTGGTATGCTATTAAGCCCGTATCAATTTCATACATAGCGGATATATTTTTATTATCATTTGTCCATAAATACGGGAAAATGATTTTTATTTCGGGGGGGGATTCCCGGAACCATCGCTCCGACCAAAGGCCGGTGTAAAAGTCAACGTACACCGGCATCAGATTACCATTTCGATTTTTACAACGTCTGCCACCCACAACGCGACTTTACATATTGCCAACGCGGGCGAATCTGCTACCGCATGCTGGGTTAGTGTATTCACTAAAGAGACATGGGCAGTATAAGATTCGTCTGCAACCACATACTGCAAACCTATTTTTTCAACATTAGCTATTTCTGCTATTTTCCTCCATACATCCATAGCATCGGTCATATTACTCCCCCAATATGGGATGTCTTCACAATCTTTAAACCAGTCCGGCTGTGGTAATTTTTTACCGGTTGCTGGATCATATTTATTGTAATATTCGCCCTCAAAACTCTGACCCCACGGTGCCCTGACAATCCAAATATCATCTTTGCTTTTATAATACGACCATCCCATTATTTTTTCTGCCACCCACGCATCCATACAGCGGGACACTTGATGTTGTGATAATTCTGTTTTACAAGTAGGGCAGTTCATGTTTCCATTTCTTCAATCAACCGCTCAAGATACCAGCGCGCTTTTTTTAAATCTTCGGTGCCGCCTTTCTTACGGAACCGCCAGACGTATTTAACGATGTTGCCGTGCAGGTAGCTTGTAAAATCATCAACCTGCGCTTCAATGGCCTCTATGCACTCTATTTTGCCCATATAATGAGCCGGGTGGTTTATGTTGTCAGCGTACTTTTGCAATGTTTCGGCTTCGGAAATACCGGGGTGTTTATCTTTCATACGCTATCCGAAAACCGAGCCGGGGAGTTTGGGCATGGTGAAATGGTATATAACAGACACCCGCGCCCCCCGGCCGAATCATTAGATAGTTTGCGTTATATACCATGCGATAATTATATTTATTCCAAATCATTTGTCAACTGCCATTTTTCCGCCGTCCGCTTATTGAAAAACCTGCGCCACAAATACGAGCGCGTAACAGATACCGCCGTGAATATTATCGTTATCCAAAATGAATCGTTTACGGTTGTGTGGAATCCGAACGCAGGGAGTACGGTCAATGCCATAATCCACGCAATGAGAAAGCCGGAACCTACGTTCAGGAATATCTCTAATGCGGATTCTTTATGAGTTTGCATCGCCGAGTGGTTTTAAATGACAGAATTTTGGGAAGCCGTCATCTTCCAATTTTTCGATGAATTCTCCCTCATATTTACACCACGGTTTACCGCCCGGCCTATTCACGTTTTTTATGTCGTTATAAGGACAGTACAGATTGTTGCAATGTGTTACATGGATAACTCGCCCATCCCGCATTTTATCTCCTGCAACCTCGTGCAATAGATTCCGCTCCCATTTGTCCGCCAGTTTGCAAAGTTTTGACAACTCGATAAAAAAAGCGTTACCGACAGAGCAGGGAATAGAATCCTGCCCTTCTATAAATATTGACAAAGCTATCGGCGCATATTTAGCGACCAATTTTGTGTTTTTCAATTGTTCGTCAGGCTCCTCTTGCGTTGCGACTGCAATCATCATCATTGCCTGCGCCTTGATGCGCTTGTAGTTTTCTTCGTTTTTTTCGCTGAATGTTTTCATAATTTTACTCATTTTTGATAATCTCTCATCAATTCCATGAATTTCTTTTTTGCTTCGGGGTTGGTGTCTATTTCCTTCCGTGATTCGATATCGAGAATTATCTTGAGAATTGATGATGTGCGATTTTTTGAATCCATAAGCCCATAGCGAGGAATCTTCCGGCAGATTTCGAGTGAGAATTTACTGCCCATTATATATTTCTGAAACTCCGGCTCATGGCATAACTGAATCGCCGACTGGCATAGCGACCCAACGCTCCAGTGTTTTTTCTCGGCGGTGGGAGTTTCATTTTTGATTATCACGGTCGGGACTGATACGGCTGGCGGTATGGACGGTAAATCATCTACGGTAGATGCTGTGGTTTCCATTGTTGAGGGGATAGGCGCAGGTTTTGGCAGGCGTTGGCAGTGCGGTTGAAACGACTCCTGCTGTGCTTCATAGTCCTGCCCGGACACGGTTGTTACAAGAAAATGCCCCGCTAATATCATCCCGTCCGTTCGAGCTTCGGCGAATAAATCCCATGCCTCTTTCGTAATTTCAAACGATACCCGCCGGACGGCACCCTCTTTTTTGTTTTTGCGAAACTGCGGGTTTGGGTTTGATAACACAAGCTCGAACTCATAACCGGGAGTGTCGAGAGGATTAACTGTTAGTACACTTGCAGGGTTGTCTCTATTCATAATATTTGCCTTCAATCAATGGATGGCGCCCTATTATGCGGGACTGCCCCCCTACTACGCCTAACTGAAATTTGAGTGTTAGCCAGCCGACATGAGACATCAGTAATAACCGTTCTGCTTCCCGCTTCGGGAAGAACCCGAGGTTTAAAAAACAGCCGGAGAGGAATTTTTCATCTGTCGCGCATAACTGGGAGGCTCCATAAACGCCCGTTTCGAGTCTTAATATCGGCCTTGTCGAAAATTTTGCGGTTTTGACTTTCACAGGCGGATAATAAATATCTACCCCATACCCGTAATGAAATTTGCGGGGGTGTGGCGCAGTTGCAATGAGAGAATCGCCGAGTTTAGTTTTACATTCCATAAAGCCTCCACGAAAATCGAACCGAGGGAGTCAGTGTTTTTGAAATGGTAATCGCAAGACGCACATCATCCCCCGGCCAGATTTTTAAAACTTCATTTACGATTACCATACCAATAAGTAAATCATAGTTAATGGTTAATGTCAATCTAAAAATTATGTGCTATTATGAAAAAGCCGGGTAAGTGTTCAGGGCTTTTGTCGGTTCGATTCCGGCACCCGGCATCCACCTCTATCAACTACTAATTTATTACTAATATCTACTAGATTAGTAATACGCTTGCAAAAAGTTTTTTAATTTTTTTTGTTGACTCGCTTTTGGAAGTGTGTATGATGACGGTTATGAAGCTACTACATCATATCCAAACGGCCTTTAGCGGGTGCGAAAATCCCTTGTGTAGTAGCTTCGTTTTTTCAAACCCGCTTATAAATCCTCCCGCTCATATTATCCCCCTCATGGGCGGGGGGAGATTTAAATGACAATGAAAATCCCATTGACGCAAGGAAAGTTTGCGCTTATAGATGATGAAGATTACGACTTGGTGATCAGTTATTCATGGCACACACAGAAAGACATAAATAATTTTTATGCGGTTACAACTACTACTAGGGTGCAGGGCAAGCGAACAACAATCTATATGCACAGATTGATTATGAACGCAAGAAGTGGATTACAGGTTGATCATATAAATCATAACGGCCTCGATAACCGCCGTGAAAATCTACGATTATGCACACGCACTGAGAACTGTAGAAACCGACGAAAATATATTCGGGGTTCATCAATATATAAAGGGGTGTCTTGGTATACTCATTATAAAAAATGGCGAGCCCGAATCGAATGTGAGGGGAAACAGCTCCATCTTGGTTGGTTCAGCGATGAAGTAGAAGCGGCTGAGGTATACGATAAAGCCGCATTAAAATTATTTGGTGAATTCGCACATTTAAATTTCAATGTAAATGAGAAGTGCAATGTTTAACAACGCTGGCGGTAGTAGTCAGCTATTTATGAGCGAGGCTTTAAGGTGGGCGGCATTTTATTAACCGCGCCGGTTACGGGAGCCGCCCGCCGCTTCGCTATGGAGGAGATATGCTAAAAGATGAGATTAAGAAACAATTACAACGAGTGCTAGCTCTCGCGTATGCGACTGGCCGCCATGACGGCGAAAATAAAATACTTGATGATTGGAGTAAGGCATTACCTGTCAATTTACACCCGAAAGGATCCATCACAAATACTGCGCCAATATTCAGAATATTGGAGATTGAAGATAAAGTTCTTAACAAACTGATAGACGAAATAGAATGAACATTTTAATAGCGTGGCTACTGGCTAACGTAATAATAACCGCTTTTTTATTGGGGTGTAAATGATGGGTAGTGGAATCTCAAAAGCACCGTGGACTGTCGGGGACAATAAATATATATATGATGCGAATGGGGAAAATATCGCGTATATAGTACAGCCGAAAAAAAACGCCCGCCTGATAGCCGCCGCACCGGAACTGCTGGATATGCTCGAAACTATAGAGAATGATGCCGGCACCGTGCCCGTATGGTTGTGGAATAAAATTCAGGACGCAATCGCCAAAGCTGGCGGCAGAGATAAACCGAAATTACCGATAGACCCGAAAAACCCATACAAATAGGAGTAAATGATGGAAACCGAACTTAAAGTAGTGCAATGGTATTCCGAAGAGCGAAGCGAAGAGATTGACGAGATAACCAAAGCTTTAGCAAAAGTGCAGGGCGCGCTGGAGGGGGCGAACAAGGATGCAAAAGTTGGTTACGACACAAAAAAAGGCGGCGCGGTAAAATTTAAATATGCCGACCTGAAATCGGTATGGGAAGTTCTACGCAAGCCATTATCCGAAAACGCACTTGCGGTATTTCAAACAATAAATGCTGGGTATCTATCTACCACGCTCGCACATGAATCCGGCCAATGGTTCAGAAGTAGCTATAAACTGCCCGCATACAGCACAATGCAGGCCTTGGGGAGCTTGATTACATATATGCGGAGATACCAACTTCAGTCGCTCACTGGTGTTTACGGCGAAGATGATGACGGACAGGCAGCAACTGCTAACAGCCCCGACGCCCCGATTGACGAAAAGACCGGTAAACCAAAAACGCTCCCGAAACGCCCGGATGATTTAAAAGAACGGTTGCGGTTGCATGATGCGGTTAAAGCTCGGCTGGGTGATTTTAGGGCGGCGTTCCCCGACAAGGCTCCGGCAATCGAGGATTTTCTCAAAAAAGATCATTCGCCAGAGATTTACCAACAGACGATTAACAAGATGGACAGGGCTATAGCGGGGGTGGACGCACAGCGGGATACGCTCGAGTTGACCGTTGTTGAAGGCGAAGTAATGGATAAAGACAACCCGGATTCGCCGGATTATGACCCGTTTGGGTAGGAGGTAAAATGAACGCAAATTTTGAAACAGTTATCGCCGAGGCGACGGCAGGTATCAATCCTCTTACAACTGAGATAAACGACATGGTGATTTTATCTGCCGAAGATCGCGCGGATACGGCTGAAATGATTACGCAATGCAAGCGGATTGAAAAGCAGTTAAAGGCAGTTAAAGCCGAGTTTATCAAACCGCTGAAAGACCGTGTAAAGAGTATGGAGATTGCGATTAAGCCGTTTGAGATTCAGTTAAAGGCCAATATCGCCAGCATCAAAAAAGCAAACGAGCGGTGGGACGTGAAACTGCTCGAAGCTGAACGCGCGAGAAAAGAGGAGTTTGAGACCGAGCAGAAGCGGAAAGCCGATGAGGCTCTTAAGAAGGTTATCAAAGCGAAGAAAGCGGGACAGGAAGCCGCAAAAGCCGATTTAAAGGCATTAACCCCGCAGGCGTACAAGTCCGAAGTAGCAACCCATGAAACAACGGCAGGCAATTCCACGGCCCGGCTGGTGGATAAATGGCGCATCATCCTGCCGGACGGTAGCGAGTGGGATAAGAAGAGCCGGTTAAACGCATTGCAGTTTTTTGAGGGTGGTGCTCAAGGCTTGGCAGTGGGTTGGGGAATAACACAATATTTGCAGGTTGATGCAGTGGCAATAAACGAAGCATTTAAAAAAGGCGAACGGAATCATCTTCCGCATTTCGTAGAAGTTTATCAAGGCACAAGGGAGGTAGTGAGATGAATAAAGCATTTATTTCAGGACGATTAACCCGCAAGCCGGAGCTTCGCTACACTGGTTCCGAGAAGGCAGTCTGCAATCTAAACATTGCCAACAATGACAAGAAAGACGAACCGCTTTTTATAGATTGTGTCGCATGGGAGGAGCAAGCCGAAGCCTGCGCCAAATATCTTGACAAAGGGTCAAAGGTACTCATTGATGGTTCTCTCAACATCCGCACATGGGAGAAGGACGGCGTCAAGCGAAAGACCGCGGAGATTAAGGCGCATCGGGTGGAGTTCTTGGACACGCCTAACAGTAAGACCCCTCCTGATGCTGATGACGGGGTGCCGTTCTAGTGGAACGCTTCATACGATTTTTAATCAAGCGGTTTCTGCCGGGGTTCCATTTGCGGAGAAATCCGTTGTCTGGGAAAATGCGCCGTCCGAAACCGTGGCCGAAACCACCCGCGCCGGGCAGTAAGGGTAAGGGGCATGAATAAGCGATGCGAGAACTGCGGATGGTGGAAGCAGGAAAACAAGTAGTGCGATTATTTAGAGGAAGCTGCTACAGCTAACGAATCCTGCCCTCAATTTGAAGATATAGACGAAGCCCGTGAAGAAGTATTGAGAGAGGAAGAATCCGATAGAATGACAGATTTGGAGTTTGAAAAGTATTTTAATTTTTATCTGGACTCATATCTTGAGAAACAGGAAAAGAGAATATTGCAAACAAGGGAGAATAGATAATGAGTATTTCAAAAGCACCGTGGAAAATCAAGATGAATTGGCAAATAAAAGATGCCGAAGGGATGAGTGTAGCTGAAGTGCTTTATCGTATGGACGGGACTCATGACCAAAACGCCCGTATCATAACGGCCGCGCCGGAACTGCTGAGGGCGTTGAAGGAGATTCAGCTAAAAATAGAGAATCAACATGATAATAGACGCTTTTCTGACACAGTGGGAATTTTGAGGAATTTAATTGATGTTGACATTTGGCCGGTGGCTGAGAAAGCAATCGCCAAAGCGGAGGGAAAATGAACTGCTCAAAGTGTGGTAAGGAATTAACGCACGGCGACCATGTGTTAGAAGTCGGCAGGGGATTTGTGGACAACACAACGGTATTTATCGAAAGGTCAGAAGCCGTGCTTTGCGATAACTGCGAAGAAGAGGTTATGCCCGCGTTCTGGGCTGATGTAAATGAAGATTGAAAAGCTGGATTGGCGAGAATATGTGGGGAATCTTCCCGATGCGAGCGTAGATATGTTTTGTACCGACCCGCCGTATTGGACTTTGAACAAGTGGCGGGAGATAGGCACTACTACACGGCTCGGTGGGCATAAGGACGCTGATAAGCGCAATAAAAGCAAATGGTTTGAAACGATAGACTCAAACGACCTATGGGAACTGATGAACGAAATATGGCGCGTTCTCAAAAACAATTCACACGCTTATATCTTCTGCGATGCGGAGACGCTTCGGTACGTTCTTTCATATGGCGATGATATGGACTGGCGGAAAGTAAAACCCCTGATATGGGATAAAGTTGCGCAGGGAATGGGATATACCTACCGATGCAGGCATGAGTTTATTGTATTCATGGAGAAGGGAAATCGTCAATTAAACAGCCGCTCCATTCCCGATATTCTGACAGTAAAAAGAATTTCGGACGGCTACCCCACCGAAAAGCCGGTTGATCTCATGGAAATATTGATTACGCAGTCTACAAAAGCCGGAGAGCTTGTCTGCGACCCGTTCTTCGGAAGCGGAAGCGTTGCTGTAGCCTGCCAGAATCTGAACCGGCATTTCACGGGTTGCGATATATCAGAAGCGGCGCATGAATATTTAAACGACCGCATGAAACAGGGAGTGCTTTTGTAAAATGTGGCGATGTAGCTCAAATGGCAGAGCGGTCGGGGAGCGCACAAGGGAAAGTTTTTTCCTTGTCTCCGGGAGTGTGTCGGTTCAAGCCCGACCATCGCCAACATTACTGAAAAGATGAAGAAAGAGGTTGAAGATGAAAGTAATTAAGATTGATAGGTGTGCTGAATACGGTACTACGAGCGGGTGCCTTTGCTATGATAGTAGACAATGGATTGATGGTGCTTACATAGATAAACCCGGTTGTTTCAAAACAGAAAAATCTATTTCAGACATGGGGAAAATGATAGATGGCTTCCCGGAACAATGTCCGCTGGAGGATAATAAAGATACCAGCGACTTTGGCAATACCATTCTCTCTATCATCAATGGGGCTACGGAGTATAACTGGCATGATGTTCTCAATGAGATTAAACATCTTATATATAATCGGGATTAAAAGAAGTCCATGCTTTTGTAATGCAAATGATAATAATCATACTAGGTAACGGCATGGAGGTCGAGGGCGACTGTTGTTGTGGCCATGTCGAAATAACCGGACTGCTGTACGGTGGTGAGCGAACTCCGTTTAACGTACACGATATCGAGAAGCGGTTTCAGATCGAATATGTCCGGGCAGTCTGCGCACGGATAAACGCCGAAAGCGGGAACGATGATTGATTATCTGTTGTATCTGCACGATTCCGCAGGCATACCTGCGAACCCGCTTAACGGGCTGTATCTTGTGGCGTTAGTGTTGACTGGCTGGCTGATTATGAGGTTTGCGCGGTGTGGATAATCCCAAAGAATTTAACACTATCGAATTATGCGCCGGATACGCTGGAATATCCCTCGGACTTAAACGAGTTATCCCAAATCTGCGCGTTATCGCTTACAGCGAGATCGAAGCATTCGCCTGCGCGAACTTGGTCTCGAAGATGGAAGCGTGGCGAACTCTCTACGGAAGATTAAATGAATAAACCCACGCCCGCACAAATAGACCGGCTCCGTGAACTGGCGATGATGCACAACAAACCGCGCTGGTATAGAAATTCGATAGTCCGGGCGGTTAAGCGGGAAGGGTTTACCCGGAAACAGGCGGCGGAGTTGATAAACGATTTGGAAATTAATATGGAGGCGGTATGAAAGATAAACCAATAATTTTTAACGGTCACAGTGTCCGGGCGATATTGGCAGGCATCAAAACGCAGACCAGGCGGATTATTAAACCACAGCCGGACGCAGAAGGTATCTGCTATGACATGGAGCGACAGGGATATTACGACACATCCGGTAGGCTATATAAATGTCCTTACGAAATCGGGCAGAAATTATGGGTTAGAGAGACGTGGTATTCCCCACCGCGCCCGTTGGCTGATTGTCTAGGATATGCCGCATTGGGTGAACACCCTATCCGCCAACCTTATCGTGTGCGTTCACCAATCCATTTAACCCGCCATGATTCCCGCATCACTCTTGAGATAACGGATATTCGGGCGCAACAGATTCAGGATATCACAGAAGATGATGCGAAAGCGGAGGGTGCAGTGGTAAGCGATGCAGTAGAATTAGCCGACGGGGCGCCATGCTACACAGCCGATTTTCGGCGTATCTGGGAACGCATATATGGAATTGATAACCCGAAATCATGGAAGTCGAATCCGTGGGTTTGGGCGGTAATATTTGAGAGGGTGGCATGATCAAGCGCGGCGATAGAGTTATCTGCAAAGGGGTTCCGGCACCGGTTGGGCTGGTTCTCCGAGTATCTCCCAAAGGCAAATATCACGGGCATACAGGGTGGGCTGATGTTAGATGGCAGGGGTGGGTCGTAGAGTTTGTTGGAAGCGAATACTTTCGAGTATTCAGACAGTGGTCTAAACGGATGCCGTTAGCGTCGATTGCGTGGCTGATATGAAAAGACTTATCTGCTGGCTATTCGGGCATAGGTGGGAGGTGGTTAAGATACCGTTTTCTCCTAAATCATCAGCATGGTGTAGATGCTCTAAATGTGGCAAAACAATGTTGAGGGGGTTAGGTCTCTAATGTCAGAGCATTTAGAACAGGTAGCGTTATTCGATTATGCAGGGCATAAATGGTGGGGCGAAATGATGTTTGCCATACCGAACGGCGGGAACAGACATATCGTAACGGCCAAAAAGCTGAAGGCTGAAGGTGTTAAATCGGGTGTGCCGGATATTTTTCTTGCTATTCCTAAGTGGACGCTATCCCCAAACCGCCATATTATTTACACGGGGCTGTTTATTGAAATGAAGTTCGGTAAAAATAAACTTTCCGAGAATCAGAGAGGATGGGTTGCCCGGCTGAAATATAAAGAATACCGGGTCGCCGTCTGCTACGGTTTCGATGAAGCGAAAAAAGTGATTGAACAGTATTTGGAGGGATGATGGATAATTTATATTGCTCAACATGGTATGCGGTTTTAGCATCGGGGTTCTGTTTGCTGGTTGGGATTAAATGGATTTACACCAAGAAATATGACTCCGATAAAGCCTTTATAGGTATTTTGTTTTGGGTAATAAGTGATTTGTTTTTGCAAATATGGGAGTTGCAATGATGTTAGATTTTTTGAAAGACGAAATATGGCTGGTTACGTTCTTCGGGGCGCATAATGGGAGCATCAGAGCGTTGTGCGAATGTACTCACGGGCAACGGCGCATCAGGAATGACATAATTATGACCGGCTACAAACGCGAAGAACTGGCAAAGCGCGCATGGAAACGATTTGCTAAAAAACACGGGATTACGAATTGGGAGTTTGTGTGATGAAAGTTAAAGAATTGATTGAAAAACTGAAAACGATGGAGCCTGAATTAGATGTGTATATTGCCGGCGACCCGGAGGAAGATTTTGAATATTGGACGTTACACACGGCAAGGCAAATCGCCATTGATCTCCCAGATGAAGATTTGATCGAAGAGCCGGTTGTTGTTCTGGAGAGAACCTGATGAAAGCTAAGGGCAGGATGCTGGCGAGGATAGCTCACGAGTGCAACGGTTGTTATTACTTCAAAACTGTTAACGTTGCCAATGTTGCTGAGATTGGCACTTGCCACAAATACCAGCAAGTCTTATATCATACATTGCGACTCACAAAGTGCGTAAGAGATTACCCCAACGGCTTCGCGTTTATAGCTGTGGAGGCTGATAAGCAAGCTGAGATTGAGCGGAGGGTTGGTCAAAAAGTTATGGAATGGATGGGGCAATATTCCACAGGCGCGGGCACTATATGGCCGTGGACTAAAATATCTGCACTGTTAGAGGATGCAACAAAAGAGGTCGAAGATGAAATATAATCCCGCACATCCCAAGCCTACGCGCAAAAAAAAGCGTAACGTGCGCGTTCATACGGTAGCGGAAGATGCTCACATGGCGGCGGTTGCGGAATTGGGGTGTTGGTCTGATAGGAAAACCCTTCATAATTGGGGGTATTCTAAACTTGGGGTTGTTTTGCATCACACAACATTTTTCAAGCGAAACAATTTTATGGTTATCCCATTAACGCCCAAAAATCATTACTACAGGCATAATGATAAACGCACATGGATAGATTTTCACGGTACCGAGCAGGAAATCCTCTGTGAGATTTATGATGAACTCGATAAACAAGGAAAGCTCTGCAAGGAAGCCCGCGAAATATGGGAGGGGTTAATCTAGCTTGTTATTAGCAGACTATAGCGATTCCAAAAATTTCCTTGCCTGCCGTTTATCAACCATGCCCCAATATTGGGTTGTCAATACATATACCAATATTCCGACTGGTGTTCTGACGCCCTCTTTGAGTTCGGCTTTAATCTGCGCTCTCCATGCGGGTTTTTCTTCAATCCAGCGGAATTTTTTCGATATGAAATAAAGGATGAACCAAATCGCTTCGGCTCCGAGACCGCCCAGAACAGACCACAAAAAAGACTGTGTCATAATCCCGGTAAGCGTTACCCCACCGATAAACCATAACCCCTGTCGCAATCGGTGGACGTTCTCATGGGCGGCCTCAATTACTGACGTTCCACTTTTTCGCAAAAATATAAACGGGAAAATAGCGAAACTACGTTTAATATTTAATATCATTTTATGCCTTTCAGAGTCGCCAGCCATGCGGCCGCGCCAGTCGCCACCGCCGCCGCGATGCGGGAGACAAGTTTAATCTGCCGCATATTTTTATCCGCTGTATCAACCCGACCATTCAGATTTTTCAGATCGGCCACAACGGTTTTCATCTCCCCCGCCACCGCCGCCGCCACCTCGCACCCGCGCTTTTTTATTTCATCCATAATGATTTTATTATCGCGTGTCATATCCCGTGTCTCATAAACCGATTCGGATAATTTATCGAGTGACGATTTGATCTCGTGAAGCATCGGGTCGGCGGCGCGGCGATTATTTTCCATCGTTACGCAAAAGCTCCAATCAGTTCTGGCGGTGTCTGTTGGCCGATGACGTTGCCGGCAGGGTCTTTTGCCATCTTATCGGGAAATTTCGCTTTCAGCTCCGCAATCAGAGCGGTTGTATCAGGGCAGTAAGTGATTAAATCCATGTACATTTCTATCTCCTTTACGGCGTGGTTAAAATAGCCATTTCGGCGTCTGAAGGGCATCTGTCATATCGCAACAGTCTGCCCATGTGTCCGTATGTAGGGCGAGAGGTTGAAGAATTCATCAGATAAATTTTGTTTTTATCTGTTATCGTTGTTGTCCCTTGAGTCGAGGAACTGGCAGTATTTGTGCCGTTCACCCAGAGTTTCAGCGTAGTCCCATCGAAAGAAATTCCCACTCGATAAGCCGTTTTCGGCGTGAACTCCGCAGAAGGCGAAGAGAGGTCGATAAAATGCCCTGAGTCAACCGAAACCTGTGCCCTAAATCTATCTGAAGAACCGCCAAACAAGAACTGGTCGAAGATTGTTGGGCCTTGCAGTATCGTATCGAACCCACCTACGATACCGTCATAATCGAAGTCCAAGATTATCGCTCTTGGTTGGCTGTAGCCCGCCACGTTACCCGAAGTATCAATCCTGTTATCATCGGCGGCACGGGTAATTGATGTAGTCGTCGTCGGGATGTAAGACGATACGAACGGTGCATCTTCTATCTGCGCGCCCCACACCCATACGCCTTTTGTAACATCACCGAGGTAATCGGCTATAACGCCATCGCCGGTAGTTACTCTAACGACCATCTGCTGGGCGCCGGTCTCAGCGCGCTCGAACTCACATCGGTAAAATCCGTTTTCCAGCAATGTTATTTTACCAACAGAACCTACGCTCTCGGTGCCTATCGCTCCCGCGCCGGAGAGATTGTACCAAACTGCTTTCGATGAGCCACCGGCGGGCTCAATAGATATCCATGTTCGACTTTTACCCTTAAGGTCGATTGAACAAGCAATTTTTCCGCTGGATACAGTAGCATTTTGGTAAAAAAGATGCTGTGCTGTAACAGCGGTCTCAAGCAGTAAATCAGCGGTTACGTTGCCGTCCGGCGCGGTCGTATCATTAGCCGTAGGGGTGAGATTGCTTTTAGCCCATGCCGCGTTCGTGAAATCTTCGGAATAGAGAAATAGATTCGTTCCCGCACCTTCAAGTTTAACCTGTATTTCACCATTCGCACCGCGCTCCCGGCGAAGCTCGTTTATCGCCGCACTCGTTACCAGCCCAGTGGTAGCATCTCTGTAAGTAGCCGTGGAAGCTCTTAAAACAAACTGCGCACCGGAAAGAGCCAGCTCATCATCAGCAGACCGCATAGGTACATAAACCTTCGGGTCATGTTTATCTGCCAGCCGCCATGCCTTGAATTCTGCCGACTTTTCGACTACTTCCACGCTTGAGTTAAGCGAAGCATAGCCGCTCGCAACGCCTTTATTTGCGGTCGCTTCTTTCAGATCGAGCGCGGTCTGTTGTGCGGTTGATACCGGCTTATTCGCATCGGATGTATTATCTACATTCGAGAGTCCCACATCAGATTTTGCGAGAGTAACTACGCCCGTCTTGGACGCAACGCTCGTTACGGGTGCGAGATTCGCAATCTGTTGTGTCGTTAATTTTATCGTCGCGCTGGATTGAACCGCCGCTACCGGCTCGGTGCCGTCCGGCGTAATGCCCGCTGTTAGATCACTAATTTTTACTGACATATTAAATCTCCTTTTTGATTATATTATACATACCATTATGCTATTCGTGAACCATCGAATGAACCGATAATAGCAGAACTAGCACCTTGATTATGATAAGTAAAAAATTCAAAATAATCCGTGCTCCCGTTAGCATCAACAACAGCGGTTACAGATATAGATTGTCCTGATGCCACAATCTGATTTTCTAATAGCCGACCACCGGAACCATTTTTATATAAACGGATTTTTCCTATAAAATTTCCAGATGCAAAATAACTAACAAACGCTGTTAACAAATATTTGCCCGCCACGGTCGGGGTAAATCTATAATTCGTAACAGCGTCATAATCTGAATTCGTGTCAAATACTTCAGACATAAAAGCCACTTTTGTCCATGCAGCATTCGGTATTGATTGGGTTCCGCTAACATCTGCGCTTAAACTAGGCCATGCTGAGCCTGCTAATGTTACTGCACTTGGCACAATCGCCCCAGTAAATCCAGCCGATGTAAAGAACCCGACACTACTACCACCACAATAAACGTCTATTTTATTCGCGGAAGGGTTACTGATATATGTATCCAAATCATCGCGCCATGTAACGCCCGCACCCGTAACGCCGGTACCAACAATCACCTGCGAAAAATCACCTACGCTGTCTCGATTGTATTGAGTGTTATCAAACACATTATCGAAATGCCCCTTTTTCGTCGGGTCTCCGATTGATACCGGGTTGCTATTAGTCCATGCCATAATTCTATCCTTTCAGCAGTTCTTTAATGCGCGCCCGCGTGTTTATCTGCTTCATGTTAGCAAGTTCCGTTTGTTTAATGCTATCCATTTCAAACTCTTTTAAATCATCCTGAAACGCGGATTCTGAAAGTACGTCAACCATCGGCGTATCAGGATTGACCGGAAATATTAAAGCACCTTCGCCGACCGGCACTATCCACCGCCACGCCTGCCCGTTCAGGCAGTGGAAAAACGATTTATCCCAATCGGCATTTTTAAATAGCGGAATTATGCGCGCCCACGAAACCCGCTTATGTTTTTCTTCTTTTAAAATATCCTTAATTTGCATATATTCTCCTTTATGAAATTTACCACCAAACCGATTTATTTACAGATGTGGCATCCGCAGGGTCGGCTCTTCCTACGCTGTCAGTCCAGAATCCCTGCGATTGTTTTTGCACATCCGTTGCCGATGTATAAACCGGCGCACCGGTGTCAGTCCAGAATCCTATCCGTTCGCTAATACCATGAAGATCGTTAGCCTCAAACTCTATGCCCATTTCACGCGATAGGTTTTTTGAAATACCGGTAAGAATAAAAACACGGCTGGCGTATCCCGCACTTTCTTTAAATGGAGCGCGGGAACTTGTCAAACGTATTTGATGACCTAAATCAATTTGGGCAAGCTGAAATTTCGTCTTTCCAGATACGCGCAAAAACGGCGAACTCCGCAAAAGCAATTCACGTTGCGCAAGGATAATCGCATCAGATTGATTATCCAAATATGTATCAATCGTTTTTGATTTTTTGCGATCGTATTTATTTAAAGCATCGCTATCAGTCTGTTGTGTGTATGTGTAACTCCCTTTTGCGTAATCATAAGAATACCCAATCCGCATAATTGAACTGTATGTAGACGTATCCAAATTCGCGCGCAATGAAAGCAAGTCCGATCTATCTATCATCGGTGCCGTGGAATCTATGACCGGATTCAAAACTTCGTACTCGAATTGTCCGCTTCGATTAACGTAGAACCGCGCTAAATCAGAACGGCAAATTTTATCTATTACATCAATCGTTCTTTCGACTTTATTGAGATATATCGCGCCAGTGAAAACACTATCTGTTTTTGAGGTTGCGAATATTGGTAAATTTAAATCGGCATCAACAAAACTATTATGTGTCTGTAAAATATCTTTTACATAATCAGAGAAAAAAGTCATCTGGGTACTGTCAGCATTCTTAACGCCTTTGAACGCCGCCCGGATGAGCGTTTGGCCATTCGTGTAGCCGTTGGTAGTGAAGTCCACAATAAATGTAGCGAGCGTTAAATCAACCGTACCGTATTGGTCTGCACCTCCACCACTTGATACGGTAGCCCATGTTATACCCCCGTCATGGCTTACCTGAACCCCATCAAGTGAAAATATCGCGTGGTCGCATATTTTATACTGAACTTTATTTGTCGCGTAGGATTCGTTTATCGCAGTTACGATAGGTGCGGTAGACGATGTGAACGTGCCCCATGCGAGCGGGATAGGGTTACCTATGCTTGACGCGTCCATATTCGGATAGGTAGAAGTATCAAAAAGGTTGTCGGGGAAACTTCTCAATAATTCAAGCTGGCTATCTTTAAGCCGGAAATTCACGCGGGTTTCATCCCATTCTTTATCTTGCATCCGTCCTGTAAAAGCCGGGTCGTATTCGCTAAACGGTAAATCTTCACCGCCGAAATAAATTTTAATCGGCTGATTAAACCATAGGAACTTATCTAATATCACGTTCCAGTATCCATCGTTATTCGCCATTACGATCGTACCCGTAGTCGTTACCGCATAACCGGAATGCAGGTGCATCGACTCAAACCGCACCGAAGGAACTTCTAACAAATACGGCTCCCAATAAACATTATTTAATGCTATGCCTTCGGTCGCAAAATACATATTGAACGATGCTTTTAAAACACTTGTTACAACCGTAGGATCGCCGCCGACGTTCACATAAAGCAACCCGTTATCAATATCATGCCAGTATGAATTCGCGGCCGCTTGAACATTAGCGATAGACGATCCCGTAGTTAATTCTACGCCTGCCTCGGTCGTTAGCGTAACACCGGCCTCAGTCGCTAATAACGTATTGTTAAGCGTTAGCGATGTTCCGTCCGCTTTGATACCTGTTATCGCTTTCCGAATCGTTACTACATCCCCGGACGTAAGCGTTACGGATTCATTTAAATATGAAATTCTCCACACATCCGTATTCGGTGATGATTCCTGCACCCACGCGAACGGCTGTAAATCTTCCGCCGGGGTTAATTGTGCGAGAATAATCTTATGTGTATTCGGAGTTGCTATTAGCGAAGCAAACGTAGTTATACTCACAATAATTCCTCGAAGTTCAAGACAAATGAATATCTTTCACCGTTCACGGTTTTCAATGAATGCAGAATCTCTTTTATATCCGGCAATCGTCCGTAGTATGTAGTTGCATTGATTGTTGACGTAGACGTAGTGTCTACGGTTAATACAATCGCTTGATGCGTAAGAATCGTTTCAAACATTGTTACCCAATTATCGCGGTCAGTTGCCGTGATGTGCGAAAACGTAAGGGCTATTTCATGGTAATAATTCTTTACATCTGAATGGATTTGACCGCCGATTGACTGGCTGGACGTTGCAAGGTCAACAATCCGATTACTGTAAGAGCCGATATCAAAACTCTTCGCAGGCTGGAAATAAGAGCCTAACATGACCCGCCCTAACGATATATAAGTCCCGGTAGTGTTGGTCATTAGTATCCGCCAATAGCGGTACGTTTGTGCCGTCATGTAATGGAAAAGATTCGTAGCGTTATAAGTGAGCGTGATATCCACCGACGGCGTACCCCAAGAATCGGTAGCGTTTCCTTGCAGTTTATACGTCCCGCCGGACTGGAAATTATGGTTCATAATCGCCAGCATCGTTACCGATTGAGCCGAGCCTAAATCAATCACCACCCACTCGCTCGTAAGCCCGGTTGTGCGGTATTCTTTTGTTCTGAATTCGTGTTGGATATTGGAAACGGGAAAAGCCGCGTCCTCGCTGTTTTTTGTAAGCGTTGCAGTTTTCGCTAAATCAATATAAAGGATTCTTGGAGTTGTCATGCTAATATCACCGAGCTATCGAGTTTTAAGTTTCCGTCTCTGGACATATCCGCTAATGCCCGCGCAAGTATTTTTCCATCCATAACCAGATTTATTTGTAACGGTTGCATCGGTGCGCGGGAAGTATCGCCTGTTATTTTTACCGGGATATTTCGCCCGCCGGATAATGGTACTATGGCTTCCGGCCCCGCTTCGCCGACACCAACGACCTGCGGTTGATTAACAACGCCACCTGATGCGAACCAGTTTAGCGGATTTAAATCAGAACGTCCGATATCACTTACTGCCTTACCGATAGTATTACCTACATTGCCGATGCCCTTTGTGATTTCATTTAATGCGTTTGTTTGTGACAATAATGCTATTGCCGCCACCGCCGCGCCTACCGGATGAGCCGCCAGAAACGCGCTAATACCGCCACCGCCGAATACCGTTGTCTCTGCGCCTACTGCTCCCGTTACTGATGCGGGAAATAAGGAACTGCCTACTGCACCGCCCACCGCCGCGCCAGTCGCGCCCGAAACCGCCCCCGATAACGCCGACCCGCCGATGCCCTGAATACCAATCGGTAAATTAAGTAGCCCCGAAACTACCCAATTCGCTAACATTTCTGCAATCATATTTACCCATATATCAATTATCGCTTGACCCATTGATCGGAACGCATCGGGTACCGATTCAATATCACCTTTGATTAAATCTACAAAGCCGGACTTGAAGCCATCTCGCATAGCAAACGCCGTTGCCTTACTGCCTTTAAGCATAAGCTCTTGTGAGTTCTCAAATTCTATTTGCGCTTCAACCAGCCCGGCTTTAAACGCCTGTAACCGCGTAACCTCTTGGTCTTTAACCGCCGCGTGGAATTTTCGTAATGCCGCTATCCGCTGTGCGTATGTTGATTCCTCGTCATCAATAATTCCCTGTAATCCTATAAACGATATTGTGCGGCGGGTTTTTGTAGACTTCTTTTCTGCCTCGATTCCTGCTTTAATGGTTTTTTTAATCGAGGCTAATTCTGACTTGTTATCAGCGGCTTTAAACGCTTCGAGTGAGTTTTTACCATCTTCCAGCGTTGCGAAAAACCTAGAAAGTTTTTTATCTATTTCATCGAAATCCTTCCCGAAATCTTTAACTGATGAACCAAGCCCAGAGATAGAATCTGCGCCTACCGATTTAATCGCTTCGATTTCGGCCTGTAGTTTTATGCGCTGGATTTTTATAAGCGCGACATTTGTAGCCGCGAACCCACCGAAATCACCCGGCAGTTTTGCAAACGCTTCGTTTACTGTCTGCGCGGCTGAAAGGATAAGATCGAAACCTTCCGATGTGGTAAGCACCATCGCATCAATGCCAACACGAACGCCCGCTATTCCAATTTTTACACCGTCAAAAGACTTCGCAAATATTGCTACGCCAGCCGCGCCTATTTCCAGCCCGCCGATAAGCACCGTATCAATCGCTTTTGTCATCGCAATAGCGTTGTCTTTATTGTTTATAAATTCCCCGGCCAATTCGCGTAGCGTAGGCGTTAATGATTGGCCAATAGCTATTTTGCTTTCTTCATAAATACTGTTCAGCTTTTTCAAATCGCCGGCAAAATTGTCTTGTCGGATTCGCGCTTGCTCATACGCGATATTCGTCCCGGTAAGTTTTTCGGTAAACGTATCTATCGAGTCGGCTTCTTTAATAAGCGCATTGGCCGCCAATATCGCTCTATTACCGAATAGTGACGCTTTCTCGGAAGTAGTTAAATGTGCCGCCGCAAGATTTTTAATCGCTTTTGTAAGCCCCACAACTTCGGGATTGAATTCATCGCGGCTTTGAGTAGCTAGCCGGATTAAAAGAGTTTTCAATCCCGTCCCGGCTTCTTCCGCTTTCAATGAAACTTTTGCCATTGTTTGAATAGCGGCGTTCGTTTCCTCAAAAGAAATTCCCATATTCGCCGCGACTGTGCCAGCTTTTTGCATTGCTACCGCCGTGTCGGAAATTTCAGACGCGCCGAATTTAGAACCTGCCGCAAGGACGTTTATAAAGCGTCCAGCTTGGTCTGCGCCCGCACTGAATTGATTTAATGCAGAACCAACAGCAATCGCCGCATCGGTCAAATCTAGCCCCGATGCCTCCGCAAGAGTTATCGTCTCTTTCGTAACCTGCTTCAGAGCGGCGGCATTCTCTAATAAATCCGGCTTCGCGGACGCGACAAGTTTAAACGCAAGTGCGGCTTGCGTTGCTGTGAGCGTAGTCGATGCGCCGAATTCCCGCGCACTATTAGAGAGGAACTTCAGGTCTTTACCTGTCGCTCCGGTGATCGCGGAAAGTTCGCTTACAGCCGCTCCGAATTCAGCTGATGCCCCCACGCTCTTTTTCGCAATGAGCGCAAGTCCGCCCCCAATCGCAACGGACGCAATGGAAATCCCCCGCGCAGTATCACGCGCCGCCCTGCCGATTTTTCGGAAATCCTTCTCGACCTTGCGTAACTGTTTCTTGCTCCGGCGAGAGAATATAGCTATGGAGCCGGACGCGCCTTTCAGCTCCCGCGAAAAGCGGGATGTGTTGAGTAATAGCTCAACAAATACAGACCCGATGCTAGCCATTACGCGCTTGTCTCGCTTTCATCGTAGCCTCATTCTGCAAATCTCTCACTGTCCGTTCCTCATTTTCGATCTGGAAAAACGCTATCCATTCCGTCAATTCGCGGCTGTCTAAATTTTTCAATAATTGCCCGACCGTCATCCCCAATTCCCGCGCTAATTGGAAGAGGAACCTTCGCTGTGGCCGGGCGTTGAGTTTTTTACCATTTCCTCAAGTTCCGCAGGGGTAAGAGCATTCAGACTGCGAGCGGCTTCAAACACGCGGGATAAAGCTGTCGCGCTTTTCTTGCCGAGAGCCTCAATATCTTCTACAGTAAAAATGAGATTGCCGCTTTTGTTAACAATCGTTAATGCCGCAAGCCGGGCGCGAAGATTTTCCATATTGGTTTCTTCACGCCCGACATACAAATCAGTTTCCCACCTGTCCCTGCAAACCCCGGACATAACGCTTACGCGCACCGTGCCACCCCACTCCGGCACTTCCACATCTTTAAAAACGAGGTCGTCTGCTTTTAGAATATCATTCTTACCAAGTAGCATCAGACCTCCTTACGCCGTGGCTCTGGAAATATCGCCTGCAGATTTAAACGTGGCGTTAGTTGTCGCCAAATCGCCAACAGAATTTCCGAGCGGTGAATAAGCGTCCATTACAACAAGACCCGTATAGTTCGGATTCGATGTAGATACCGCCCCAGCGTCCGGGCGCAGTATAATCGTAAAAGCCGCCGCACCGATAAGCGGAAACAGTGTCGCATCAACCGAACTTGTAGCAAAGTCCTGCACAAACTCAACATCGGCAGACCAGCTTTTAAGTCCGGCGATATTGATCTCCGTGTTATCGCTCATTGATGTTGAGTCCTCCAGCTTCGCGCCGACATCGAGTTTGACGCTCTTAACGTGATCCGAGAGATCAACCCCATTTATGCTTACAAAAGCATTTTTTAAAATCGAAATACCCATTTAATTAAACTCCTTTCTGTTTATAAAATTCCTACGTTTACAATGAAATCGAAAGACGGCGAAGTGCCGCCAATCGTAAAATCAACTCTGTACCAGTCGTCAGTTATCGCACCGGCAAGCTCTTTCCATTCGCTCGTAATCCCGGTTGCCTGCGTGAAGGTTATCCGTGAAACAGGCGAAGTGAAACCGCTTGCGGTATCGCTTTGTATAACTACGTCAAGTGTCGGTGACGTGCCGGACACGGTTGTAACGTGCATCGAAGCGTAAAGAGTTTGAGCCGCTGATACCGCGCCTAATTGCCGTGCCGTACCGCTTGCGCTCGCTGTTTTTGCCGCGTTTAAAAGAATCGTACCTTTATAAAATGCGTTGCCTTTTCCCGACACGGAAAATTTAAACGTATCGCCTACTGAACCGCCGGGCGAATAAGCCGCGTGCGCCGCTTTAATCGAAAAAGCGTCTTCGCCTTCCGCGCCTGTATCGGCGGATAGAGTAGCCGCCACATCTGCAAGTGAGAGATTTGCAAAAAATTCCGAGTCCGGTGTAGCATCCCAAAAACCTTCGTAAGCGAATCCAGCGGTTTTTAAGCCTGCCAGATTTATTTCCGTCACGTCTGCAAGCGATGTTGAATCCTGCATATTTGCGCCTAAATCCAGTCCCGCCGCTGATAGTCGGTTTGAAAATTCATAACTGCCGACCCATACCTTGCGTTGTTTAACAATCTGTAATCCCATGAGTCACCTCCTTTTTTATTCCTCAAAAGTTATCTTATAATCTTGTATGACAAAAGTCTTTTTTACTTCAGGGTCATACTGTTCTATATCCATTTCAATAAATGAATCTTGTATTACTACCGTTGCTTCCGTGCCGCTCCATCGCTGTAATGCCGCCCGCACCTGCTCTCCGACATCCTTTGCGGATGAATAACTATCAGCAAACGATGATATTCTTACCCGTGCCGTTGCGAGTCCGGGGTCGGAACCCATCGCGGACTCTCTTGTTTTTGAAACGATCTGATAAACAACCGCAGGCATCGTGGAGTCCTGCGGCAGTTTAAGCGGATATATTCTTGTCGATATAAGCGCGGATAATCCCGCGTATCCATCGAGCCTGCTTGTAATGGCCTTTTCAATCATCGGAAACTTTCTCTTTCAATAAGCTGATGTATTTCCTCTTTTACTTTTTCAACAACCTCTTTTTGTGTGCTTTCAACGGCGGGAGTTATAAACGGATGTGCGGCGCGTGTTATTGTGCCGAACTCCAGGAAATGTGCATACCACGCGCCTTTAAGATCGCTTCGCTTTTTCCCGCGCTTAACGCCAACCTGCAATTCGATTTTGCCCTTGTCTTTTATAGCCATTACGCCTATCGCTCTTTTTAGCCTGCCTGTTTTTGTAGGCGCATTTTCCCGCGCTTGCTTAACGATAATCTTCGCCCCGGCGCGTAAAGCCTGCATACCGAGCTTACGTTCTACACGCAAATCCAATTTGCGCAGATTAGCCGCAACTTCTTTTAACCCCGAAATTCTTACTGACGCATCCATTATTGCACCCGCTCAATCGCTATCATTTCCAGCGTCCGCTTTCTTGCATCGACATCTATTACATCTCTAATATCAAA